TGCCGGGCTCGTCGCCGCCGTGACTGCCGCCCTCGACGGCGCGATTTGGCCGGGCACGGTTGTTGTGTCACTGCTGTCCAGCCTGGGCGATGGTTCGGCCAGCGACGACGAGATCGAAGCGGTCGAACTGGCTGTCTCTGCAGACGAAGACGTGCGCCCGCTCACCGACTGGCCGCAAGTGCGCTCGGCCGAGATCATCGATTACGAGATCGATATCGACCTGGTGCTGTTCAGTGGCCCGGACGAGACCATCGTTTTGGCCGCCGCGCAGGAAGGGGTGGAGGCCTACAAGGCCGCCTCGCGCAAGCTGGGCCGGTCGATCACGCGCGCCGGGCTCTATGCCGCTGCCGTGGTGGCCGGCGTCCAGAACGCGCTGATCAACAAGCCGCCGGCCGACGTGGCGATCGCCAAGACGCAATGCGCCAATTGCGTGGGCACTGCAGTGAGGATTGCCGGCCGTGTCGAGTGACAGCCTGCTCCCGCCCAACTCCACCCCGCTCGAAGTCGCGCTCGCGCGCCTGGGCCTGCGTTTCGAAGACATCGACCTGCCGATCGAGCAACTGTGGGACCCTTGGGCGTGCCCGGTGGCCGTGCTGCCCTGGCTGGCCTGGTCGCTCTCGGTCGACAAGTGGGATGCCGAGTGGAGCGAAGAGCAAAAGCGCGCCGTCACCGCGCGCGCGATCGAGGATCAGCGCCGCAAGGGCAGCGTCACTGCGGTGAAGACCGCGCTGGCCGGGATCGATGCGCTGGCCACGCTGGTGGAGTGGCACCAGACTGCCCCGCGCGGAGTGCCACACACCTTTGCCGTTCATCTGCCCGCGATCGGCGCCGATGGCCCGGCCGGCGCCCCGCGCGTTTCGGCCGCGACCACCGCGCAGATCATCGCCGATGTCGTGCGCGTTTCGCCCGCGCGCAGCCACTTCGACGTGGTGATCGATCTTGCCGTGGCCGGCACGACGGCGGCCACCGGCGCCGCACGGGCCGCGCTCTATCGCCGCGCCAGCGCCCGCCCCGACACCAGCGGCACCGATTGGGCCGTGCTGATCACCGACGAGATCGGCGAGCCCCTGACCGACGATGCCGGCCAATTTCTCGATGGGAGTGCCTGATGACCGCGCTTGTCCTGCAAATCACCAACGCGGGCCGGGCGGCCATGGTCGATCCGGCCGGCGGCGGCACGCGCACCGTGCGCATTGCTGCGGCCGGATTGACCCAGGCCGTGTTCGTGCCGGCGCCCACGCTCGAGGCATTGCCCGGCGAGCTCAAGCGCATCGCGACGGTTTCCGGCCTGCCGGTGGCGCCCGATACCGTGCATCTCACCCTGCGCGACAGCGGGACCGATGCCTATGCCGTGCGCGGCTTCGGGCTCTATCTCGAGGACGGCACGCTGTTTGCTGTCTATGGTCAGGCCGATGCCATCCTCGAGAAGGCAGCGGCGGCCACGTTTTATCTGGCTGTCGACTGGACGCTCGAGGCCGGCGATGTGGCGGCGATCACCTTCGGCGACACCACATTTCTGAACCCACCCGCGACCGAAGCGGTTGCCGGCGTGGCGCAGCTGGCGACGATTGCCGAGGCGCTGGCCGGCCTGGTCGCCGACAAGATCATCACGCCCGCCACCATGGCGCAGGCATTGGCCGGCTATGTCAACGCGGCGCAGCTGGGTGCGCCGGGCGGGGTGGCCACGCTGGACGAACAAGGCAAGCTGGCGCTCGAGCAGCGCCCGGCCATCGACCTGATCGACGTGTGGCCAGTGGCCGACCAGGCCGCAATGCTGGCCAAGGCCGATGCAACGGTGGGCGATTTTGCGGTGCGCGCCGACAATGGCCTGGTCTATGTGCTGCAGGCCCTGCCGCCCAGCACGCTGGGCAACTGGCTCGAGATCTCGACGCCCGCGCCGGTCTCGTCCGTCAACGGTAAGACCGGTGCGGTCGTGCTCAATCCCGGCGATATCGGCGCGGTGCCCAGCGGCCGCAAGGTCCAGACCGGCGGCGGCTTGCTCGGCGGCGGTGGCACGCTGGCCGGCGATCTCACCCTGACGCTTGCCCCCGCCAGCGCAGCCGAAGCTGCCGATGGCGCGATCGGCAACAAGGTCGTCACCCCCGCCAGCCTCGCCACGATCCTCGCCACACTGGCGGCCAAGGCCAATGGCGCGGCCACGGTCTCGGCGGGCGGGTTGCTATGGGGTGGCGGCGCGCTGTCGGGCAATCCTACGATCGGGCTCGATGCCGCGTCCCCTGCCGAGATCCTCGCCGGGGCTGGCGGCAACAAGGCAATCACGCCCGGCGCGCTGGCCGGCCTGCCCAAAAGCCTCACGCCCAACGGGTTCTGGGCGTTCCCCGGCGGCCTCAAGTTGATGTGGGTGCAAGTGCGCCAGGTTATCGGCACCGAAACCCTGTTCACCGTCACTTATCCCGACAGCTTCAACACCTTTGTCGTGCCGCTCTCGGCCACCGCCTGGAATGCCAACTATGGCAGCGCGCGCGACTTGTGGCTGCAGTTGGTGGGCGAGCCCGGCCTCTCTTCCTGCACCGTCCAGACCCAGTCCGACGATGGCCAGAACATGCGCATCGACGGCTTCAACGTCTTTCTTCTCGGGGTGTGACAATGTCCGAAGTCTATTACAGCGCCGCGCGGCGCGGTTTCTTCCACGCCGCCACGCACCCGACCTTGCCCGACGATGCAGTGCGCATCTCCCGCCTGCGCCATCGCCAGCTGCTCGACGCCCAGGCGCAGGGCCGCACGATCGTGGCCAACGACAAGGGCCGCCCGGTGCTGGCGCCGATCGTGCCGCCCAGCCTCGAGCAGCTGCGTGGGCACGCCAGCGCCGCCGTCAATGCCGAAGCCGGCCGTCGCATCCTCGCTGTCGCCACGCTCGAGCGCCAGACCAACGACAACGCGCTGATCGCCCAGGCCGCGCTCGCCGCCGCGACCGGAGCACCGGCGCCGGCAGGCCTGGCCGAAGCGCTCGCCCGCCGCGCCGCGATCGACGACATCCGCGCCGCGTCCAACCGCATTGCCGCCACGATCGCGCAGATGCCGGCGGCAAACCTCACCGATTACGATGCCACGGCCGACCGGCTGTGGATGGAGGGCTGACCCATGGCCAAGATTTCCGAACTGCCCGAAGTCCTGGCTCCCGTTGGCACCGAAGATGTGCCGATCGTTTCTGCCGGCATCGCCAAGCGCACGAAGCTATCATATCTGCTGGCTTCGGCCGCTGCCCCGTCTATCGCCCAGGCCCTGGCCGCCGCCGCGCTGGCCGCGCAAGTGGTCAACGAGCAAGGACGCGGCCCGATCAATCCCAACCGCTTCGACCTGGCCCGCGCCACAGCAGGCCAGGCCGTGCAGGCCGATGGCACACTGGGCGTGGCAGCTGCCTACACTGCGAGCGATGCGATCCCGGTGATTGCCGGGGCCACTTACGTTTTTTCGCGCCGGCCGGCCCAACTGGCGTTTTACACCGGCGGCGATGTCTTCGTGCCCGCAACCTATCAGGCTCCCGCCAGCGGGGGCATTTTCACCGGGTCTATTAACGGCAACACGTTCACCGTCACGGGGGTGACCACTGGTTCGCTGGCCATTGGCACGCCGATCGACGCGCCGGGCAGCCCCGGCGGCGTGGAAATCCAGGCATTCGGCACAGGTTCCGGCGGTGTCGGTACGTACACGCTGTCCAAGGCGTTCGGGACGGCCTTGCCTGCCGGCACGACGATCTATGGCGGATTCAAAGTGGTGGTTCCCGGCACCGCCGCGCGGGTGCGCTTCAGCCAAACGACAGCCAACAGCGATCTGGCACGGCAAGGCCTGTATGCGGGCAGTGCGTTGCCCGCACTCTACACCGCTGCGGCCTGGCTCGATCCTGCCGCTGATCTTCGGGCGGCCCTCGATGCGGCACTTGCTACAGGGCGGCGCCTGATCGGAACGACTGGATCTGTCCTCGATCCCACTCAGACTACCGATGGCTATGCCATGGGAGCTAACGGCGCCCCCTATGCTTTGGCCGGTTGGTTCGTCACGCCTTTCATCGCCGGCATCCCCGGCGATCAGTTCATTGCCAACTTCAGTTCCGGTGCGAATGGCGCCTGGTGGTATGACGAAAGCGGGCGCCCGCTCTATCCCTTTACCATCACCGCCAACACCACATTCGGTCCCATGCCGTCTGCCGCGCGGTCTTGGCGTGCGCAGTCCAGCAGCCTTGCCACAAAGGTCAACTGTAAGGCTTGGCTGGGGACGGCGGTGCCCTCTGGATCGCCCGGCTTCCCGTCACTCGATCCGGCTGCTCAGGCGCGGGTTGCGATCTTGCAGGCGCGCCTAGCCCTGGATATCGCATCGCCCGGTTCGCGTAACCTGTTTGACAAGACCGATGCCAACAATCGCGTCGATATGGCGATCGCCAGCAACGGCGCGATCTACGCGTTCGGTGGCTATGGCGTGACTCATCGGTTCGAAGTTACCGGCGGTGTTCCTCATGTGTCGAACTATGGCAGCGCGGCCGGGCAAATCGTCTATTTCGATGAAAATATGGCGATCATCAACTCGGGGACAAACTATAGCGTAACCGCAGGTGTTCCGTTCGTTCCGCCTACCCCCGCTTTCTGGGCGCAGCGATCCATATCGAACTGGGCCGCCCGCCTGGCCGACATGTACGTCTACAAGGCCAATTACGCGACTGGCACGATCAGCCTTCTTGCAGGTCAACCTGCGGTTGGCGATTGGGTTGCTCCAAACGGCGTCCAGATCACCTTCGTGGCGGGCGGCGCAGTCGGGCCGCAGATCAACATCGGGGCCAATACGACCGCAACTGCCGCCGCCCTCAATGCCTACATCAACGCCAACTCCGCCACGCTGGGCGTAACCTCTGTGGTGTCATCGACGCCGGCAATTCTAACCCTGACATCGGTAGGCGTCGGGCCATCGGCCAATGGGATCACGCTGGCAAAGTCGGGCGCGAATATCTCGGTATCAGGCGCTACCATGAGCGGTGCGCGACCGGCCTCGCTTGCCTATACCCCTTTTGGAGGCGTCTACCCCCCAGCGGCGGCGGGGAAAAGCATCGGGTTCTTCGGGAATTCGCAGACGGCATTCGGCTACTATCAAGGCAACTGCCTCGCGATTGCCGGTGCATTGCTGGCTTTCAGCAAGGGCCATCCCGGATACAATTTCGGCGGCTTGGCCGACATTTTCGCCACCGATTTTCCCAACCTGGCAGCGCTCAACAATGCCGACATGGTGTGGGTGACGGAAGGGCACAACGAGTGGGCTGGCGGTGGCCGTCTGCTGGGAACGGTGGAAGACAGCGCGAACGCCAATACGGTGGGCGGTAAGCTGCGTTCCATCCTGGAGCAATTTCTGGCGCTCAAGCGGACGATTGTCGTCGGGTTTACCGGCGTCACCTATCGCGGCTATTTCACCTATGACAGCGGCGGCGGTGTGATGGTGACAGTCAACCCAGACACAACCGTTGGACCAGGCGGCTACACAGGTGCGCAACTGGACGATTTTATCAGAGCATTTTGCAAGCGCTGGGGCCTGCCGTTTGCTGATCTGCGCGCAACCTCGATGATCAGCGAGCTTACCGACCTCAACAATGTCACCAACACGGGCCTCAAGACGCACACGCTGGATGCTCTGCATTGGAGCCAGGCGACCGGGGGGCGGAACGGGGACAATATGGGCGCCGTGACAAATATGGTTTTGTAACGCACGTCCCCCGCGCGGATGTTGGCCGGATCATCACTGCGGTGACCAACAGCGTGATCTGATCTCGTGTCAGGGTAAGCCCCGCCTCTACCCCGCCGCCCTGTCCACCCGCGCGCGCGATGGCCATTCCC